CGTGTGTGCATTGTTTGATAAAACTACCGGCTCGCAACGCGGGTACTTGCAAATATTCGAGGCAAAGTGATCGATGATCAAAGTCCAATCCAACACTGCAACCCGTACCCCATTGCCCAACTTCCTGCGCGGCCTTTCCGCCGAATCGCTGGCCGACCTGTCCTGGACCGATCCGCAGCTGGGCGTTTCCGATTGCGCCTGGTGGCCAGAAGAAGCCGGCAGCGATGAACTCAACCCCGAGACGCACCGCTATGGCGACGAGATCCTCACGCTAGATCCGGCGCGGCTTGTGGTCATCGTCACTCGCGAGATCGTGCCGCTGACCGAGGACGAGCTGGCGGAGTGTGCCGCGGCGCGGGAGCAGCAGGCGCGGGACGAAGCCGCCCAGCTGCAACGCGAGTTGACCGATGCCGTCCAACGGCACCTCGATCAACAGGCCCAGACGCGCGGCTATGACGGCATCCAGTCCGCGGCGCTGCGTGCAGCGCTGCCGAACTCGCCGTTTCACCTTGAGGGCGTGGCTTATGGCGAGTGGATGGATGCCGTGTGGTCGCGCTGCTATGCGATCCAGGCGGAGGTTGCTGCTGGCGGGCGTCCGGTACCGACCGCTGAAGACCTGATCGCCGAGCTGCCCGAGCTGGTCCTGCCTGCATGACCTGGTCCCCCATCGCCCTGCGATGGCCTGAGCAGGCCACCCAGTTCCTGGGCGACCTCGCTGCAGCCAAGGGCTTGGCCGGCGCGGAGCTGACCAGCACGGCCAGCCGTCTGGCGGGGCTGGATGGCTTGGCCACCACCAGTCCGGGGCCGGTGGGGGCGGCGGCGCTGGATGCGGCTAGCTCTGGCCGCACCGCGCTGGGCGGTGTGCTCGGCGAGGCGCCGGCGTGCCTGGCGGTGACGCCGTTTCAGAGCGGCATCGGCCAGGGGCGTGGTCACCTGCGCTACCTGTCCGCACCGAACCTGCTGCTGCACCTGGGCGCCAAGCTGCTCGATGCCAGCGACGGCGCTCGTCCGGCCGGGGCGCAGCACGCCCTGGTGGTGCTGTTCCTCGCCACCCGGTACGACCAGCTCGCCGCCGGGCTCGCGCGCTTCAACGCGTTGTTGCCGGTACCGGACCTGGTACGTGCCGAGCGCCGGGCGGCGCACCTGTCACGCCTGGAGCAGGAAAAGTGGGAGATGCCCAATGCCGGCCCGCTGCCGCGCTGGGGCGCGTTGCCCTTGGAGCGTTGCACCGTGACGCAGGCGGCGAAGCGATCCATGGCCGGCCAGCTGGCGATTCTGGATAGCTACGCCGCGGACAGCTCGCCCATGGCCGACCTCGCCGCGCTGGCCAGCCGCAAGAGCGGCCAGCAGCAGAGCCGCGACCAGCAGCTGGCGGATCTGCAGGCGTCGCTCGCCAACGGCAGCACCGACACCAGCATGCGTGCGCGCCTGCTCGGCCCGGGCGATTCCGCCGAGCTGCGCCGGCAACTGCTCGAGGGCGAGGCGCCCGGGCATGAGTGGGTGCTGAGCGCCGGGCTGATCCTGGTGGGCTCGGAGACGGGCCTGAGTTTCGTTCGTGAACTGGTGGGCCTATGACCCTGCTACTGGATGGACAGAAGGTGCGCGGCAAGGGCTTGAAGATCACGGCCAACCTGCGCATCGAGACCGACGACCTGTCGGGGCAGACCAGCAATACCGACGCGGCGCACAAGGGCTTCAAGCCGAAGGTGCTCACCGTCTCGCTGCTGATCCCCTACCGCGATCGGGCGGACCTCACCCAGCTGATGAGCTGGGCCCAGGCCACCGGCAGCGGCGGGCAGCGCCACGTCTACCGCATCGTCAACGACACCGCCGAGGCCTTCGGCGTGCGGCAGGTGGAGTTCAGCGACAACGTCACCGCCCGTGAGGACGACAGCCTGCACGCCTGGCGGGTGCAGTTCAGCCTGGCTGAAAAGCTGTCGATTCCCGAGCGGGTCGAGAAGCGCCGGCCGAGCAATCCCGTCAAGCAGCAGGCCGCGCCGGGCCAGGCGGTCAGCGCCGCCGGCGCGGTCGGCGACGGAGCCAGCGAGCCGCAGGAGCTCTCCGGCTTCGAGGCCGTGCTGCAGCGGCTCGACAAGGCGCTGGCATGAAGCTGAACCAAGTGCTGACCGTCGACGGTCAGGAGCGCGTGATCATCCAGAGCGAGGTGCGCCTGGATCTCGCCAGCCCCGGCCGCGCGACCTTCTGCGTGCGGGCCGACCAGGCGCTGAAGGGGCTGGTCACGCTCGACATCGGCTACAACGATCGGGCCATGCAGCGCCACTTCATCGGCCACGTGGAGCGATCGACCACCGGTAACAGCCAGGAGCAGGTGCTGTTCTGCCGCGAGCTCACCAGCGTGCTCGACATGCCGCTGCCGATGAACCTACGCCACGTCGATCTGCACCAGGTGCTCGCCGAGATCCGCAAGCAGACCGGGCTGCGCTTCCGGGTTCCGGATGCCGGCTATGCCCGCGTCAAGGCGCCGTACTTCTACAGCCTCGCCAACGGCCACCAGGCCATGGATAGCCTCGCCCCGGTGTTCGCCATCCCCGACTTCATCTGGCAGCAGCAGGGCGACGGCGAAGTGTTCGTCGGCAGCTGGCGGGATTCCTACTGGGGCCAGCGCGAGTCGCTGCCCTTGCCGCACAGCCTGTTCGAGGCCTACCACGGCAACCAGAGCGCCACCCTCGCCGCACTGCCCGGGCTGCGGCCCGGGATGCCGATCAACCTGGGCGACCGGATCACCTCGGTGACACTCGCCGGCACCAAGATGAATATCCGATGGAAGACGCAATTTTTCGTGCTGTAAGCCGCAAGTTTCCCGAGCTCACCGGCGGCTACCACCTGCCGCGCTTCGGCCGCGTGGTTGCGGTACCGGACGCGCCGGCCGGCGCCGGCCTGTGCGATGACTTCCGCCCGCGCTTCGCGGTGGACGTCGAGGTGCTGTTACCCGACGGCGAGCCCGACCCAGACCTGCCGATCCTTCCCAGCGTGCCGCTGCCAGCGCCGAACGGCGGACAGGAGGCCGGGCTGTTCGGCTTCCCTGAGGAAGGCACCACCGTGGTGGTGTGTTTCGCCTACGGGCTGCCGCACAAGCCCTACATCCAGCAGATCCTGCCGCACGGGCTGAGCCTGCCGCGCGTGCCCAAGGGCGACCAGGTGTGGCAGCACAGCGAGGCCTGCCAGCAGCGAGTCGACGCCGACGGCAACTGGCTGCGCCAGACGGATGGAAAGATCCAGGACAAGGCCATCGAGCGCGACGTTGAGGCCCTGGACAACACCGAGCGGTACCAGAGCAGCAACATCGAGGTGGACGACCACTCCACCGAATCGGTGGGCGGCATCAAGAAGATCGAGGCGCTCGGCGCCCTCAAGCTGCTATCCGGCGGCTCCGCCAGCCTCGCCGCAGTAGACGACCTGCACCAGGCCACCGGGCGCGACCTCAACCTGGTCGTGGGCCAGAAGCACAACACCACCGTGGGCGGCGACATGCACGAACGCATCCAGGGCATCCGGCGCAGCATCGCGCCGCAGACGTGGCTGGGCTCCGAGGGCGTGAACGTGCTCCAGGTGCTGTGCGACCTGCTCGACCTGGTGGAGGCGATGAACAGCCAGATCGCCGGGCACGTCCACGCATCAAGCCCACCGCCGAACAACGCCGGCGACTTCAGCGGCAACGCCGGTACCGCCGTGACCTTGGCCGGGAAGCTCAAGCCCATCACCGCCTGACGCCACCACCGCACCACCCAAGCCCGCCCCTCGGCGGGCTTTTCATGCCTGCACCCAGCCGCAGCACGCCCAAGCCCGCCAACCCTGCCTACCCGAGCCCACGCCGCCTGAAAAACCGGCGCGGCGACAAACCGGCGCGGCAAAACGCACTTATCCCCCTCCCGCCGACGGGCTTTGCGAGCAGTTGGAGTGCAATCGGCGGGGGTGGTGAAAGCGGGCCTGCAGCCCAGCAGCGGCGCGGGCTTGCGAGCGGAATCGGCGATTTCAGACTGTGAAAGGTCTGGCAAGGTTGTGCAAGTCAGCGCAGCGGCCAGTGTCCACAACGCGTCCACACCTTGTCGGGACATGTGGGATTAATACCGGGCTATGTGCCTGAAAACACGGGGACTCTTCGGTTTTGCTGAGTGAGACGGCATCTTTTCTTGGACTTGTAATCAGTAGGTCCCGGGTTCGACTCCTGGTGCCGGCACCACGATTCAAAGGCTCGCAGAAATGCGGGCCTTTTTTCGTTTTTGCCTGGCGAACGTGCCGCAGTGCCTCGCTTCCCCACCGTCGCCGCGGCAACGGCCACGCCTCATCCCCGCTGAACCTCGCCACCGCCATCCACTCGAAACTGCGTCAGGCACCGCGCCATTCGGCGCACGGCCGC